AGGTGGATCAGGAATAATTTTAGTTAAAGAATGTGCAACAACAATTGCAAAAAGTGCACCAGGTATTTGGGACATGAATACAGTATACGATTTTGTAAAAGATAATGATTGGGTAACAAGAACAGCAGAAATAGATTACATGGTAGTCGCTGGTGGTGCATCAGGTGGAGCACACTATGCTGGTGGTGGAGGTGGTGCAGGAGGATATCGTGCATCAGGTTATGGCCCAAGTCCACTTCAAGGATCAGCACAAGAATTAGGTTTAGGAACATATGCAGTAACAGTTGGAGCTGGTGGTGCAGCAAGAGCAGGATGTGCAAGTCCAAAAATAGGTAATGCAGGAACAAATTCAGTATTTAGTACAATAACATCATCAGGTGGTGGTTATGGGGGATCTACTCCAAACACTGCTGGAGGTCCAGGAGGATCAGGTGGTGGAGGTGGTGAAAGAAATAACACTGCAGGTGGTGCAGGTAATGCAGGAGCATTTACAATACCAGAAGGTAATAATGGTGGTAATGCTAAACCACAAGGACCTGGAGCAGCAGCAGCTGGAGGTGGTGGTGGAGCAACTGCAGTCGGTGCTGCAGGAGTAGGACCTCCTGGTACAGGACCACAAGCAGGTGGTAATGGAGGTGCTGGAGCACCAAACGCAATTACAGGTACGGCTACATCTTACGCTGGTGGAGGTGGTGGTGGAGTTGAAGGTTCTGGTTCAGGGTCACCAGTAGTCGGTGGAACAGGTGGAGCTGGTGGTGGTGGAGCTGGTGGTGCAGATTCTGCAGGAACCGCTGGTACAGTCAACACAGGTGGTGGAGGTGGTGGAGCAGGTAATGGTCCCGCACCAACTACAGCTTCAGGAGCAGGTGGTTCAGGTATCGTGATCGCAAGAGCAAACGCAGGTCAAGGAATTACATTAGCAACGACTCCAGGTGGTTCAGTTTCTTATGTAGCAAATGGTTCAAGTTTTGATCAAATAGCAAGTTTTACAGCATCAGGATGTTTAACAATTTCTGATGGAGATCCTTCTCTTGTAACAGCAAATTATTTAGTAGTCGCTGGTGGTGGATCGGGTGCAACAGGAGCTGGAGGTGGAGGTGGAGCTGGAGGATACAGAGCTTCAGGATATGGACCTTCTCCTTTACAGGGAGATTCTTTAATTTTAAGTCCAGGACCATATTCTATTACTGTAGGTGGTGGTGGAGCTAGTAATGGTGGATGTAATGGAAATAATTCAGTATTTTCAACTATAACCTCATATGGAGGTGGTAGAGGTGGAGCACCAGGTGTACCTGGTTGTGCACCTGCACCTGAAAAAAGAACTGGAGGAAACGGTGGATCAGGTGGTGGTGGATGGATTTGTGGAAACTCTGGAGGATCAGGTAATAGTCCCCCTGTAAATCCTCCTCAAGGAAATAATGGAGGACCAGGATCTCCAGGTTCACCTCAAACAGCTGGAGGTGGTGGTGGAGCTGGAGGAGTAGGTGGTACAGCTGGAAACTCTGGTGGAGCTGGTGGAGCTGGTGTTACAAACAATATTAATAATTCATGTACAGCGTACGCAGGTGGTGGTGGAGGAGCTGTAAACTGGTCTTACCCAAATAGTAGTCCCGCAGGAGCAGGTGGAACTGGTGGCGGTGGTAGAGGTGGTGGTGGACCAGGAGCGCCTAGTCCATTACAAGCACCAGTAGCAGGAACAGTTAATACTGGAGGCGGTGGTGGTGGTGCAGGTGGAGGTGGATCACCTCTTGCAGGAGCAGCAGGTGGATCAGGTATTGTAATTGCAAGATTTCCAGGACCAACTAGTGTGTCCGCGGCACCAGGAACTAATACAATAACAACATTACCAGGACCAGCTGGAGGATGTAAAGTAGCAACATTTACTGTAACTGGAACGTTGACAATAAGTTAAAATTAATTTATAAATATAATTTTTAAGGAGATAAAAATATGGCACATTTCGCAGAATTAAAAACAAAACCAGATCCAACAGGATTTACATCGGATACTCATCAAGTAGTTGAAAGAGTAGTAGTTGTAGGAAACGATTGTGTTCCTTCAGACATGCACCAAGATGGTGAAACATGGTGTATTAATTTTTTCAAAGGTGGAATCTGGAAACAAACTTCTTACAATAATAATTTTAGAAAACAATATGCAGGAATCGGAATGATTTATGATCCTGTAAAAGATAAATTTTTATCACAACAACCTCATGCTTCATGGTCATTAGATTCAAGTGACGATTGGCAAGCACCAATAACTTATCCAACAGTTACAGAAGAAGGTGATGTTAGATACATGATTTCTTGGAACGAAACAAAATACGACGCTGACAACACACAAGGTTGGGAAGCAATAAAATCAAACGACGAATCGGAAACACCTACCAAATATAATTGGAATGGCTCAGCTTGGGTGTCCGAATAGGAGACTCACATGGCCAGATCTAATGGCGGAATAATCGGTAAAACAAATAAAACTTCTTTCGGGAAGTGTACGGTTACATCACAAACATCTACAGGAAATTTAACATTACAACCAGGGACTAGAGTTATTGATACTTTAGTTGTAGCAGGTGGAGCAGGTGGAGCATTTAATGGCGGCGGTGGTGGAGCAGGAGGATTAAGAACATCTTCCAGTCTTTCAGCTTCGGGAACAGTACCTATTACAATTGGAGCAGGTGGTACTGCTGGAAGTAATCCATCTAGAGCTGGTGGTGTAGGGGGAGATTCAACAATTTTAACAATTACAAGTGCAGGTGGTGGCGGTGGTGGAGCAGATCAAAACCCTGGTTCAGCAGGAGGTTCAGGTGGTGGTGGCGGTGGTGCAAGTTGTGTACCAGCTACAACAGGTGGATCTGGAACTGCATGTCAAGGAAATGCTGGAGGAGGAGCACCCAATCCAGCTGCTGCTGCAGGTGGCGGTGGAGCAGGTGCTGTCGGTGCAAATGGATCAGCAGCTCATACTGGTGGTACTGCAGGTGCAGGTGGGGCAGGTTTAGCTAATTCATTAACAGGATCATGTGTTACCTACGCTGGAGGAGGTGGTGGAGGATCTGGTCCTAGTGCAACTGGTGGAGCAGGAGGTTCAGGTGGAGGCGGAAGAGGATCAGGTCCTACTCCTACTGCAGCTGTATCAGGAACTGCAAATACTGGAGGCGGCGGTGGTGGAGGAACAACTGGTGCTACTAGTCCAGTTGGAGCAGGTGGCTCAGGAATAGTCGTAGTAAAAGAATTAAACAAAGCAAGTGGTGTGTGGTCAATGCAAAGTCAATTTAGTGCCAAGAGTCAGGGAACATGGCCATCAAGAGTAGCAGACGTAGATTACATGGTAGTCGCTGGTGGTGGAGGTGGTGGATTTAGTTCTGGTGGTGGAGGTGGAGCTGGTGGTTATAGAGCTTCTGGTTTTGGACCTTCTCCTTTACAAGGATCAAATCAAGAATTAGGTTTAGGGACATACACAGTAACAGTTGGAGCAGGTGGAGCAGGTGGTGCCAATGAACCTTCATATGGAGGTTGTGGTACAAATTCAATATTTGGAACTATAACATCAACAGGTGGTGGTGTTGGTGGTAACACTGGTGGATCTGGTGCTAAAAATGGTAAAACAGGTGGATCTGGTGGTGGTGGCGGTGGTGGAGCTGTATGCGGAGGATCTGGTGGAGCAGGTAACGCAGGAAGTTTTAGTCCTTCAGAAGGTAACACTGGTGGAACTCATCACGGAGGAGCTCCTTCATATGGTGGTGGTGGAGGTGGTGGAGCAACTGCTGTTGGAGGAAATGCAACAAGCACTAAAGGTGGTAATGGAGGTGCAGGAGCACCAAATGCAATTACAGGAACAGCAACAACTTTTGCTGGCGGCGGTGGAGGTGGTGCTAATAATCCAAACCCTGGTGGTGACGCTGGAGCTGGTGGTGGTGGAGCTGGTGGAAATGGATCGGGAGCTGCAGCTGGAACAGCCAATACTGGTGGTGGTGGTGGATCTGGTGGTCATCCTTGCGGTGCTGGACAAGCAGGTGGTTCAGGTGTCGTAATCGCAAGAACATCAAATACTGCAGGAATGTCATTTACAAAAACAGTAGCGGCTAATGAGATAGCAACAATAAGTTGTGGAGCATGTCTCGTAGCTAAATTTACAGCATCTGACACGTTAGGTGTCACAGATTCAGGTGCCCCTATATCAGGAACAGCTATGCATTATATGGTTGTAGCTGGTGGTGGAGGTGGATCTTCTGCAAGAGATGGTGGTGGAGGTGCTGGTGGATTAAGATCATCTTTTGATACAATTAATGGAACTAAAGGACAACAATTACATTTAAGTCCAGGGCCATACGCAGTTACAATTGGTGCTGGTGGTACAGTTGGAAGTCCAGGACCAAACCAAGCAACACCAGGAAATAATTCTGTCTTTAGTGGAATCACTGCTACAGGTGGTGGATCATCGGATACAGCAGGTGGTTCTGGTTCAGGTACTAATAGAACTTCTGGAACAGGAAATTTAGGAAATGCAGGAAATTTTGTTAACATAGAAGGAAACCCTGGAGGTTTAGGTCAACCTTTTGCAGGAGGTAACTATGGTTCTTCAGGTGGTGGAGGTGGAGCTACTGAAACTGGAGGAACTGCTCCTAATGTAAATACATCGGGAAGAGGTGGACAAGGTTTAACTTCTACAATTACAGGATCACCATTATCATATGCTGGAGGAGGAGGTGGTGGAACTTATATAAATGTAACAGGTGGAGCAGCGTCTCCGTGTGGAACAGGTGGAAAAGGAGCAACACCATCAGGACCAGGATCACCATCAGCAGCAGATGCTGGAACTACTAATAGAGGCGGTGGTGGAGGTGGAGGATTCCACCCAGGAAGTCTTAATGGTTCAGGAGCAGCAGGTGGATCAGGAGTTGTTGTATTAAGATCACCAGGGCCAGTAGGTCCAACATTAAGTGTAACTCCAGGAGGAGCTAAATCAACATTACCAGGTCCTGCAGGTGGTTGCACAGTAATTACATTTACTGCATCAGGAACGTTGACAATCGCGTAGCAGGTGTTATATTAAGTTCATAAAGACATATGAACCTTACAAACTATTATTGGTATTTTAAATCAGCCATTCCAGAACGTATCTGTGATGACATTGTAAAGTATGGTCATCAAATGCAGGATCAAATGGCAGTCACTGGTGGTTATGGTGATGTTAAAAAATTAAATTCAAAACAAACAAAAGATTTAAAAAAGAAAAGAAACTCTGACATTGTTTGGATGAATGATAGATGGGTTTATAAAGAAATACAACCTTATGTACATCAAGCAAACGCTAGTGCTGGTTGGAATTTTAATTGGGACTTTAGTGAGTCTTGTCAGTTTACAAAATATAAAAAAGGCCAGTATTATGATTGGCATTGTGATAGCTGGGATCAACCTTATCAACGACAACAAGGTGATCCATCACATGGTAAAATTAGAAAACTATCTGTAACAGTTACTTTATCTGATCCAAAAGATTATAGAGGTGGAGAACTAGAATTTGATTTTAGAAATCTTGATCCAGATAAAAAAAGAAATGTTAAAAAATGCACAGAAATATTACCTAAAGGATCATTGGTTGTGTTTCCTTCATTTGTATGGCATAGAGTATGTCCTGTTAAAAGTGGAGAAAGAAACAGTTTAGTAATATGGAACTTAGGGTATCCATTTCAATAAAGGAAAAATATGAAAAAGAAAAAAGCTAAAGCTAGAAAACAAAAAATAAAAAAAGAAGTTGCAGGTTATCCTCAACAATTACAATTAGAAGAATTTTTTAAATGTCCTATCTGGTTTGCAGATGAACCAAAATTTGTAGATAGTTTAAATAAAGCATCAGACAAATATATTGAAGCATCTAAGAAAAATTTAAAACCAGCTATTGATAAACGTAATAAAAAGTTTGGTGACAAAGGAGATATGGGTCATGTATTCCATTCAACAACATTAATTGGTGATCCTAACTTTAAACAATTACAAGATTATATAGGTGCAACAGCACATAACTTATTAGGTGAGATGGGTTTTGATATGTCTGGTCATCAGTTATTTACTACAGAAATGTGGGTACAAGAGTTTGCTAAAAAGGGTGGTGGACATCATACTTTACACACTCATTGGAATGGTCACATATCAGGTTTCTATTTTTTAAAAGCAGATGAGTCTACATCTTTACCTATGTTCGAAGATCCAAGACCAGGTAATGTTATGAATCTTTTACCAGAAAAAGATAAAACAAAAGTAACCTACGCTAGTTCTGCAATAAATTATCAAGTAAAACCAGGTAGAATAATATTTTTTCCATCATACTTACCTCATCAATATATTGTTGATATGGGTTATAAACCGTTTAGATTTATACATTGGAACTGCCAAGCAATACCGAAAGGAGTGTTAAACCCTAATGTCTAATAAAAATTTTAAAAAATCTTTTATAAATACTATCTTAAATTCTGATACTAAAAACAAAGAGTCTGATGATTTTGTTAGAATGTTTTTAAAAGATATACAAAAGAAATTAAAAAGGATAAAAAATGTCATTCAAAAAAAATAAATACACAGTATTAAAAAAAGCTATCTCACCTGAGATTGCAGAGTTTGTTTACAAATATTTCTTAAACAAAAGAGAAGTTGCAAGATTTTTATTTGATCAAAAATATATTTCACCTTTTACAGAATACTTTGGTGTATGGAACGATGAACAGGTACCAAATACTTATTCACATTACAGTGATATTGCAATGGAGACTTTATTAAAAGAAGTAAAACCTGTAATGGAAAAACATACAAAATTAAAATTATCTGAGACTTATTCATATGCAAGAATATACAAAGAAGGTGATGTCCTAGCTCGTCACAAAGATAGATACTCATGCGAGATATCTACTACATTAAATCTAGGTGGTGACCCATGGCCCATTTATCTTGATCCAACAGGTAAAACTGGTCAAGCTGGTGTTAAAGTGAGTCTTGAACCAGGTGATATGTTAATCTATTCTGGTTGTGATTTAGAGCATTGGAGAGAAGAATTTAAAGGCAAGAACTGTGGACAAGTATTTTTACATTATAATAAATCTAGTTCTAAAACAGCTAAAGAAAACTACTTAGACAAACGACCTTTACTAGGCGCACCTGCTTGGTTCAAAGGTGTAAAGTTGACAAAAATTAAAAAATAGTCTATACACTAGGCTTGCAGGGGGATGATCCACCACAGATTCCCTCTGCTTTAAACATATTGAAATCACACACAATCTGCTATATTACCTAATAAACAGGATTTTATATGTTACAAAAACTAGGTTTTTTACCAGGATTCAATAAACAAGTTACATCTACAGGTGCAGAGTCTCAATGGATAGACGGAGAAAATGTACGTTTTAGATATGGCACACCTGAAAAGATAGGTGGTTGGCAACAACTAGGTGAATCAAAACTTACAGGAGTTGCAAGAGGATTACATCATTTTGTAAATAAATCTTCTACTAAATTTGCAGCTATAGGCACAAACAGAATTTTATATGTATATTCTGGTGGAGTATATTATGATATACATCCACTAGTTAATCCATCAGGTACAACTATATCAAATTGTTTTACAACTACTAATGGATCTCCAACAGTTACTATTACTTTTCCAGGAACACATACGTTTGTAGCAGGAGACATTATTACATTTAGTGATTTTTCAGCTGCAACTAATTCTAATTATAGTGCTGCAGATTTTGATGACATAAAATATATGGTAACAAGTGTACCATCTCCTACAACCTTGACTATTACTATGGATAGTAATGAGACCGGTTCTGGTGCAACTACATCAGGTAGTGTTAAATACTATCAATATTATCATGTAGGTCCAGCTGAACAGATAGGGTCTTTTGGTTGGGGTATTGCACTATGGGGTGGTAATTTATTAGGTGCATTAACTAATACATTAAATGGAGCAATCAGTGCCACATCAGGCGGAAACAATGGTTCTGCTACAGAAATTACATTAACTAGTACAACAGGGTTTCCGTCTACAGGTACAAACCATGTTACGATAGGAACAGAAGAAATATCATATACAGGTATTTCTGGAAATAAACTAACAGGAATTGGAAGAGGAGCTAGAGGATCTACAGCTACTACTCATTCTAATGGTGCAACAGTAACTAATTCATCTGGTTTTACTGGATGGGGATCACCAGCAGCTAACACTGACCAAGTAACAGATCCAGGATTATGGTCCTTGGACAATTTAGGAT